TAAGTTTATCACCTACTTTAATATCTTGAACAAATTTAATTTGTCCATCAGACATTATAAAACCAGTATTTTCCCCAAAACATTTACCTGCTTCCTCAAAATCAGTTTCAATAGCTTTCTTACCTACTGCGGCACTTTCATTTTTACCAATAGCAACACTTAAAAGTTTACTACGAAATCCGAAAGCTTTTTGACCTTCTTTTGATTTCTTATATCCAAGTTCAATACCTTTATCAAAGTTCTCACTTAGATAACCTCTTCGCCAATAAGTTTTATCTTCATACCAATCGAGATTAACTTTAACCATATAAGATGTAGCACCTTTTTCAGTTAAGTAATCCATTTGGTCGGCAGCAAGTGTAACAGTTACATTCTTATTTGCGTTGATAGTATTAGCTGCTTGGCTACCACGTTTATATGAAAAACCTTTACGACGAGCTTTTGCTTTACATAAGTTACAACTATTATTAGCAATCAGCTCATCAATCTTAAAGTTCCAATAATCTCCAGCCCAAAATCGAGGAACGCCTTCACCAGTATTAACCTTAAATCTTCCCTCTTTATCTAACTGTTTACGTTCCTTTTCATTAGGAGCACGTTCGATACGACCATAATTAAGATAATTATAATGGTCGCCAGTTATACGAACTTTATGAAGTAAAGCCTTACGTTCAGCATCAGATTTGGCTGCTAAATAAGCAGGAATATCTTTAATGTATAATTTACAATATGCTTGAACACCTTTAACTCGTCTATCCATTTCACGTTGCCAAAACTTTACGGCATTAGGACTATCATCTGGTTCAAGACAATAACATCCATGTTTTTCATAAAAGTCTGCAACACGACTAAATATTTCAGTACCTACAAAGATAAAGTCTATCTTCATAAGTACACCACCACTTTCACCTATAAGAAAATCGTTATCTCTGTCAATCCAAGGTTTACCAGTAAAACGACAAATACTTGAAGATAAAGGTTTGTAACTTTCTTTATCTTCAAGTATATAATCTATAAACGGACTTCGACCAGTTTCATAACCATAACGATTGTCTTTACGATAATGTTTCTGTTTCGTTAGGAGCGTTAGATGCTCTATCATTTGTTCCGTCATAGCTATCTCTGTATTCAGCTCCACCACGAATTGACGTTACACCTTTTTCAATCTTATCCCACTTATCATTAAGCTCAGTAAGACTTTCAACTCGTGCAGGAATTTCATTAGCAATTTTAATAATCTGTTTAAGAGTATCTTCACAAAGAGCTAAATCTTTCATTTCAAGTTCTTTCGACATTAAATCTTCTATACCATCAGTTAATGTACGAACTAACTTACTTGAAAGATTCAAAGATTTAATAGTAGAATTAATTAAATCTTCGACAGCTGTAATATTAAGATTTGATTTTACAAATTCAATAGCAGATAAAACAACTTTATCCGGTAGATAAGATTCATCTAAACCAGCATTAGACTTAGCATAAGCATAAGCTTCTTTTTTAGTAAGTCCTGCTTTCGTTACATAACCTTTTCTATCGGATAAATATAATATAAATCTAAATTCTTTTTCTGCAAAAGATTTATCTTTACTATCATCACGAGCATATATCTGTTGAAGTAAAGGATATTGAAGTATTTCTTCTACATCAAGAATTAGTTTATCATTTTCTATCTTAAATCCATGTACCATATATCATCGACTTGATATAAATATTAATACAGCGTTCAAAGCAATAGAACCAGCTGCAATCCAACCATTTCTACGTTTCTTTTTTCGTTCAGCTAAATATCTTTCTTGATAATTAATTAACTTACTATTGAGTGAATCAAGGCCACCAAAAGAAACAACCAAAAGACTATCACGAATAGCAATATGATAAGACTGGAAGGATATAACGCTATCTTGTACCCTTTGAATTTCACTGGCAGTAAGATAAAGTTTTTCATACTTTTCACCTTCAAGAAGTTTTATAGCTAACTTACGAGTTTCTTTCGGAGTAAAAACAATAACTGTATCGCCATCAATCTTGTATCTTTTTTGCGATATAGCGGAGAACGGAATCATCACTAATGATATTACTATCATTAAAATCACTTTCAGCTTTCTCATAAATAGTAATAGTTTTTTGTTCAATTCCTCTAAGACTATCAATAACAAATCGTTGTTCATTAATAATCTTATCATATTTCTCAATGAAACTATTAAGACTATCCCTTAAAGATTTAATAGTTTCATCATGTCTTTCAATACCTAAAAACTTACGATTAACATATCTACCAAAATAAGTAACTCCAATACCAATCGCAAGAATTAAAACAATATAAAATATATATCGAACAATATCTTTCATAGCTTACAAATCTAAATCCATTTCATTAATAAGAACATAAGATTGAGTTCTTTTACCAATCGCCTTATCAAACAAAGGAATAATAATATCATTCCATTGATTCACATCTTTGATAACTTGACAGCCAGCAGAATAAAGACCAATCTCATCACTTACTTTCCAGCTTGACGCCCTATGTAAATTAATACCAAACATACCAAAGTCAGTATTATCGGTAATATCAATTTTGTCATCTCGATTATTGTCACGAATTACTTGACAAGGATTAGCTTGAACAAGTGCTTTATATTGTCCTTTATGTTTACCTATTTTCCAAAGAGCTTTGTGTACACCTTCTCGAAGAACTGCACAACCTTTATTATTAACAGGAGTTTCAAGATTTAAATTACTTGGGTCAGTAGTAGCTTCGAAAACCATACATTCCCATATATTAAAATCTCGTTCATAAAACATTACAATAACATCGTTATAATGTTTAGTACAAGTATTTTTAGAACGAATACCCCAGATATTAAGATCAATAGGATATTTATCATTTTTCCTAAATATAGGATATTCTAAATCTTTAGCAATTTCAATAAGTCTATTTGGTAAATCATTTACATCAATAAGTTTATTAAATAATGCGTTATATTTTGATTCCTTAGTTGCTTTCATATTTGTAATACTTTTTGTAACTTGTGTGGGCCTCGCTCCGCTCGGCCTTTCGGGTGCTCCGCACCCTCACCCGGTGGGGGAGTGGGTTGGACGCCCACTGGCGACACCATTTGTATCATCACTTATAACACTTCTATCGTCCAAACTAAATTTTATAGTTGCCCACGATAATTACTATTAAAAATCATAATAAGATTTACTGCAAGTTTACCACGAGTATCTATATAATAAATCTTAATAGTTTTCATAGCTTAAAAAAGTGTTTTAGCAGTTTTATAAATATGTTTACTTGAATAATCAGCAATCATCATTCCGACTTCATTTTTAAGATAAGGAATATCATACATTTCTACGACTTCTTCATCTTCTTCATTTTTGTCTTGAAATTGATTCTGAATAGTTCTAATATGACAGAGAATAATTCCTACATTTTTATAACCCCAACTCTCAACAAGATTAGCATAAGTAGAAAGTTGCATTGCATAATGATTACCTATACTATCAGCAAGGTGGTCAAGCGGTGCACCAAAATATTCCTCTTTATAAATAAAATTATTGAGGTCAAGTGTACCATCAAGTTTCTTATCATAATAACCACTTTCAAATCTAATTGGAGCCTTATTAGTTTTCCAGTCTAAAATGATAAATTCCTTATCACGAATTAAGAGAATATCAATAAGACCGGAAACAAGATTTTGACTATCATAAACACCAATCTCAGCGTAAATATGATAACCTTTCGTAACAAGAGCAGCAATCAGACTAAATATATCAGGATACTTTTCTCGAATACCAGTCTTAACAAAATATTCAAGATTAAGCTTACCATATTTATGACTACCAACAATATCATCTATCGTGTAAATTCTATCATTGATAAAACCATTAGCGTTCAGCTTATATCCGTTACAAGTCTTAATAGCAGTTTCAAGGTAATTATGTTTCTTTGTTCCTTTGTCACAAGCCTTAATAGTTTCTTGTTCCCATTCCCAAAGAATTTGTTTCTTAGTTTTACCTTTATATTTTTGATATTTTGGATGTCGAGGATTCTTACCTATACGTTCACACGCGGCGGCAATTTCTTCTTTCTTTAATTCTTTCGTATATTTACCAATAAGAGTAGTAACAGATATGTAACCATTACCTAAATCATCTGTGTACTTATGTTCCTCTTCATTAAAGTACAGTATTCTACCCTTTGGCAAAATCTTTTCTGAAACGCATTTTCTTCCCATCTTCTTCGGCAGTTCTACGTCTACGACGATTAGCAATATGATAAGCAATAATCTTTGCTTTACGTTCCTCTCGACTTAAACCTTCAAGTTCCTCAGCATGAGTTTTCTTAAAGAACTTAGCTGGACTATATTCAAATCTACCAACACGAGGAATACTAACAACTTCATCTCCTCGCATCATAGCTTTGGCAACACTATCCTTTTGTGTTCTTTCCAGTAACTCTAATACTTTCGCCTTTTGGTCAGGTCTTAACTTTTCCCAAGCCGCAACACTTCGTTTATAAGAAGCAGGTCGTCGAAGAACATAAGGTTTAAGATGTTTTTCAATACGTTCATCTACGAAAGGAACTAACTTATCATAAACAAAAGGATTAAGCATATTTTAATTATTAACGGCAGGAGATTCAATCCAAACACCTACGATAGAATATTCATCCACAAGAACAAACTCACTAAACTTAACAGTTCCAACACCAATAATAGATTTACCTTCACGATGAACTTTCTGTTTAGCTGCAAGTGTTTGAGTATCGCCCGGTATCTGAATAAGAGTAGGAATACAACCGTTTTCCAGTTTTACTTTATCTCCAATGTTAAGACCTTTGACATTTTCGGCAACAGCCATAACAGTATAAGCTTTAGCTGGAATCTTATTAATCTCCTCGTTATTAAGAATATTAAGAGTAGATACTTCAAAATCTGCACGAAGAAGAACTTTATTACCACGAGGACTAAATGCAATTTTTGTTTCCATAGTTTTACTTTGTTTAGGATTTACATTATTATAACTACGAGTACAAATATATAATATAATCTTATCCCATGCAAGCAAATCTAAATAAATTTCAAACTGAATTAATAAAATTATCACTATCAAAAGCAGAATTATCAATAAGTCTAATAGTAATTACAGTATTAGCGATTGCAAGACCTCACAAGTGGGCGTCCAACCTGCCCCCCCACCGGGAGTACACAAGTTAAAACTAATAAAATCCCTATTAAAAGCTCTTCAAAGTTTACCACTTTTTGCATTACCAGTTTTCCCACCAAAAGAATCAATTTTGGCGACATTAGTATCTTGACTAGTTGCACTACTAAAATCACTAATTTTTGAACTAATTTTTTCGTTATTAAATTCGTTATTAATTACGTGATTATTTGATATAGTTTCTGAATTACGAGTTGGAATTTGTATATATATTATATATTCATTATTTGTAATAATATTACTTGTAATATTATTACTATATATAGGTATATGGTCAATTAATTCAAAAATTCATTCAAAAATTACGGAAAATAATGATGCAAAAATTGTAGATTTTAGTGAAGATAGAAGTCATTTTACAGGTAATTTTACAGGTCAAATTACAAGTAATATTGAAATTACATTAAAAATTAATTCAAAAATTAAGGAAAATAGTAATGTAAATGATAGATATTTTAATGAAGAAACTAATGAAATTTTTAATATTGATAAAAGTTATTCTTAAAATTAAGAAAATAATAATGAAATTTTTAACAGTTTTAATAGTTATTGTGATAATATAAAAGATAAGAATATTGAAATTTATATTACTATTTATATGAGAATTTTCAAAATGTTAAAAATAAAGATAATTAAATTACAGATTCTTTTCGGATTTTTAGGAGTATTAATAAGAATGATTGTAATAACAATAAGGATATTTATGTAAGTCTTTTTGCAGGTATCGGAAATAATACGAATGTTTATAATAAACTTATGAATCTTAAAATGAATAAAAGATGTAAAAATAAAAATGATAATTTTAGATATTACAATAGTGATAAAAATATTAAGGGTTTTTAAGATTTATAGATTGAATGAAATGATAATATAAAGAATAAAGATTTTAATAATTATGAAGTGTTTACAAAGGTATAGAAAATAATATAAGTATTTGTTATAAATTTCAAAATGATTTTAATGATTATTTTCAAGATAAAAATAATAAAAATATTAATGATTATAAAAGTATTTATACAAATAATGATGATAAAGATAAATATTTTATATATTTTAGTAATTTTATAATGATAGATAAAGGAAATTTTATAGATAATTTTAATGACGAATATGTGAGTTTTATTATGGGTATTGGAAATAATATAAATGTTTATATTGTGGAAGTACCTAATGAAACTGCCCCGTCCATTCAAGGGTTTGCGAAGCCCCCCGCTTGAGATTGCAGGAAAGAAAAAAAATAAACGTTTCCTGAATAGTCTAACTAAACATTATTCAACTATGGCAAAGCAAATCAAAGAAGCAACTGAAACAATTGTTAAGGTTGTTCGCATTAGTGGTAAAACTAAACCGCTGGCAATTAATGGTAAAGAGAATACTGATAATGTTGTATTCTTGCGTGCATTTGATGCCGAAAGCGGTGCAAAACTTGACACACCGCTAAGTATTACAGAAAGTAGGGCAAAAATGTTCGGTTTCTCATGCTTGTGTATTAGCGAGGAAACAGCCGAACGAGATAACGCCGGAAATATGGTTGAGGAGTTAAACACGCTCACGAATCCGCCCAAGTATTACGAAATGACATTGCGAGTAATACCGAAAGGCGAGCCGGGCGAGTGGGGTTACAAAACCAAAAAGACCGTAACGGTGGACGGCAAAGAGTACAAGGCGGGTGAACTTGTTCCTTATCGTACTACTGGTACAATGATAGTTGAGGCTATCGGCAAGGAATACAAAGATACGGATTTCAAGAGTGCCGCGATTAATCGTATCAACGGAGCCGCGAATGCTGCCGGTGATATGGCATATCGCGTTGAGACTTTCCGTCTTATGTTTGGACGTATTCCGAATATGGCTAACGAGGAAGATAGAAATACCTTGCTTTCTCTTCCGGTAACACACTAAACAACTAATGTTAAGGATGACGAACGTCGTAATGATGTTCGTCATTCTTTTCGTAAATTACAAGTTTCATTACGACCAACACTTTGATTTATATTACGACCAACACTATTAAAACTATGAAATGGTTAGGATTTATAGCATTAGTTCTAATTGAATCATTAGCTATATTCGGTTTACCATTAGAACAAATAGGATTTACTATTCCGCAAACGATATTAATTTCGTGTTATGTTGTGTTATTAATTATCACAATTACGGGATTTATTGTTACGCATTTTGTAAATCTACAAAAAGAAAGAGAAAATGAATTTGGAATTTTAATACGAGAATTAAGAGAAATTAAAGAAATAGTAGGAACATCTGAAACACGAGTAATTAAATTAGAAAGTTTGATAGAAAATGATGTAAGAAATGATATAGAAAAAGTAAATGAAATTGTAAGACAAAATTTAATAAGAAAAGCGTAATTAGTTGCGGAGGTATTATCTCCACTTTTATCTTTATTATTTTCACTATCAGAATCTCCAATTTTAGGCAAATAATCTCTTTATAATTGTTCTTAACAATCTTACAATATCATTTATATTAATTTTTCTATTTTCATTTATAATATTTTTATCATTATTATTTTCATTA